GATGAATGGCAAACTCCAGTAGAAACTGCCAAAACTATGCGTTGTGGTAATTGCTCTGCATTTATCCAAACTCCTGAAATGATGGACTGCATAGTTAGTGGCATACAAGGTGAAGAGTCAGATAACGAAACATACGCTAACGAAGTAGTTGATGGTGCTAAATTAGGTTACTGTGAATTATTTGAGTTCAAGTGTGCAGCAGATAGGACATGTAGTGCATGGTTAGTAGGTGGTCCAATTACAAAGCCAATGACAACAAAAGAAAAACAAACTCTCATTATGGCTAAACATCTTTACGGAAAGAAATAACATGAAGCCAGGTTTATACGCAAACATTGCAGCAAAGAAAGCTAGAATTAAAGCAGGTTCAGGTGAGAAGATGCGTAAAGTAGGTTCTAAAGGCGCACCAACTGCTAAAGCATTTAAACAAGCAGCAAAGACAGCTAAGAAGAAATGATTAAAAAAGGCAAAGAAACATTCTCAGGTTATAACAAACCAAAGAGAACACCAGGTCATCCTACAAAGTCGCATGCTGTATTAGCTAAAGAAGGCGATACAGAAAAACTTATACGTTTTGGTCAAAAAGGCGTCACAGGCGATAAAACAAATACAGATAGAGCAAAGTCATTTAAAGCAAGACATGCTAAAAACATTGCAAAAGGAAAAATGTCCGCAGCATACTGGGCTAACAAGGTTAAGTGGTAAAACTAGATATATACGTAGGATATGATGGCAAAGTAGAACCAATTGCTTATCATAACTTTTGCCAGTCAGTTATAGAAAAGTCATCTATACCGGTAAGTTTTACACCATTAGCACTAAATACTTTAAAAGACTACGAAGAAACACATAAAGACGGTAGTAACGCATTTATCTATTCACGCTTTCTAGTTCCATATCTAAATAACTTTAAAGGTATCGCACTATTCGTAGATGGCGATATGATATGTAGAACAGATATAGCAGAGATACTAACTAACTTTGATAATGACGAAGCAGTTAAAGTCGTAAAGCATAACTACACAACAAAGCATCCAGTTAAATATCTAGGTGCAAAGAACGAAGACTATCCTAAAAAGAACTGGTCAAGCGTTATGTTATGGAACTGCTCACATTGGCTAAATAAACAATTAACACCTAAGTTTGTGCAAGAACAAACAGGTAAATATCTACATAGGTTTGAATGGCTAAAGTATCCTGAAGAACAAGTAGGTAAGCTAGACGAAACATGGAACTGGCTAGAAACAGAATACGAATACAATTCAGATGCTAAATTAGTGCATCACACATTGGGAACACCATGCTTTAAAGACTATCAGAATACAGACTATAGTCAAGAATGGTGGGAAACATACCAAAGAATGATATATCCTCTTAAAGGCAAGAACAGGGAAAGCGAACTATGAACTTCTTAGACTATTTAACAAATGCTATGACAGGTGGACAACCAACTGAACAAGAGTTAATGATGCGTAAAATGGCACAGCAAGGTTTATTAAGTCAACCACAAGGTGCAATAGGTGAATTACAAGGAACACCTATGACACCAGAAATGATGCGTAACATGACACCACCAATCTCAGGTAAAGGTGAAATGGCAGACCAATATAGACAAAACCTATTAAGACCAGGTATGACTATGCAACAAAATTACGTAGACCCACGTATCATTGAAATGATGTATTACAGAGGCTTATTAAGCAAATAAACAAAGAGGGCAACCAACCTAAGGGAGTTGCAAAACAATGGAAAATAACGAACAACTTGAAAAAGTAGAAGAAATATCAAGTCATGGTGGTAAAAGACCAGGCTCAGGTAGAAAAGCAGGTACGCCTAATAAAATGTCTGCTACAGTTAAAGAGAATGTTATAGCTGTATTTGATGGCATAGGCGGTGTAGAACACATGAAGCAATGGGCTATAGATAACCCTAATAACTTCTATAACATATACGCTAAGATACTACCTACACAAACAGAACTAAGTGGACCAGATGGTTCAGAACTACCATTAGGCATTGGAATTACTTTTGTCAAGCCAGACGATAGCTCAGTTTCCGAATAAACTAGACTTCTTATTTGAGCCACACCGTTACAAAGTAGCATACGGTGGTAGAGGTTCTGGTAAGTCATGGTCTATGGCAAGAGCATTGCTTATAAAAGCAGCTAATGAGCCAACACGTGTCTTATGCGCACGTGAAATACAAAAGTCTATCAAGCAGTCAGTTCATACATTACTTAATGACCAAATACAGTCTTTAGGTCTAGGAGCTTTCTATGAAGTTCTTGAGTCAGAGATTAGGGGTATTAACGGTAGTACATTTAGCTTTACTGGTCTTGCTACAAATACTGTTGAGTCTATAAAGTCGTTTGAAGGCTGTGACATAGTATGGGTTGAGGAAGCACAAACTGTATCACGCAAAAGCTGGGATATTCTTATTCCTACGATACGTAAACCTAATTCAGAGATATGGGTAAGTTTCAACCCTAACATAGATACAGACGATACATATACTAGGTTCGTGGTTAATCCACCAGAGAACGCTAAGGTTGTTAAAGTAAACTATACTGACAATCCTTGGTTTCCTGAAGTATTAGAAATAGAACGTCAACATAGTGAAAAGACTAATCCTGACTATGCAAACATCTGGGAAGGTGATTGTAAAGCAGCAGTTGATGGTGCTATATACTCTAACGAGATACGTGAAGCACAAGAAGAAGGACATATTACTAATGTTCCTTATGACCCAATGCTAAAGGTTCATGTAGTTATGGACTTAGGTTGGAACGATAGTATGTCAGTTATACTATGCCAAAAAGGTGTATCAGACTTACGCATTATTGGTTACATAGAAGATGACCATAGGACTTTAGATAGTTATTCTGCACAACTAAAGAACTTACCATACAATTGGGGTCAAATGTTCTTACCACATGATGGACAGTCTAAAGACTTCAAGCATGGTATATCAGCAGAAGATATAATGAGAAAGCTAGGATGGGATACACGTATTGTTCCTAAACAAGACATAGAGTCTGGTATTAAACTAGCAAGAATGAACTTTCACAGAATATACTTTGATAAGTCATCACAAAGACTTATTGAATGTTTAAAGAATTACCGCAGAAGTATAAACTCTGCAACTAACGAACCTGGCGCACCATTACATGATGAGTATTCACATGGAGCAGATGCGTTCAGATATTTATGTACATCTATTGAGTCCATGACTAACGATACATGGGGTAACACTAAGATAGAGTATTCATCAAGAGGAATTGTTTAATGAATTTAAAAGACTCAGAAGTTATTGCACAGATAGAGCAACAAGAGAATATTGCCTATGGTGTAAATGATGCAGCATTGTCTAATGACAGAGCTGAAGCGATTAACTACTACTTGGGTGAACCATTCGGTAATGAAGTAGAAGGTCGTTCACAAGTTATCTCTTATGACGTTCAAGACACTATTGAGTCAGCATTACCACAATTACTTAAAGTATTCGTAGCTGGTGATAAGGTTGTTCAATTTGACCCTAAAGGTCCTGAAGACCAAGAAGCAGCAGACCAAGAAACAGATTATATTAACCACGTAGTCATGGAGAAAAACCCAGGCTTCAACATATTCTACGTATGGTTTAAAGACGCATTACTATCTAAAAATGGTTATGTAAAAGTATTTGCTGAAGAAGAGGAAGAAACAGAAGAGTATAACTATAAAGGTCTTACTGACGCACAACTACAAATGTTGGTTGCAGAAGAAAAGACAGAAGTAGTAGAACACACAGCATATCCTGACCCATCTGTAGACTTAGCTATGTTACAACAACAAGCTATGATGCAAGGTCAAGACCCAGCTATGGTTATGCAACCTATGTTACATGACGTTAAGCTCAAGGTTACAGAAAAGAATACAGAGATTAAGATTGAGAACGTAGCACCAGAGAACATTATGGTTTCTGTAGATGCTACAGGTCCTAACCTACAAAATGCACGTTTTGTTCAGCACAGAGAAATTATGCAATTGGCTGACATTGCTGAAGCATTTGGCAAGACATTAAACTATGTAAAACAAGTTATGTCAGATATTCGTGATACATTTGACACAGAGTCTAATGCACGTGATATTTATGATGAAGAATATGACAGAGCCATGCTTGAAAGTGAAGCAATGGTTAAAGACACTTATATTGTTCTTGATGGTGAACGCTGGAGATATGTCATCTTAGGTAATACAGTTCTCTATAAAGAGAAATGCGAATACGTACCTTTTGCATGTATTACTCCAATGATTATGCCACATAGACATATTGGTCGTTCTTATGCTGACTTGACTATGGACATTCAGTTAGTTAAGTCTACACTTATTCGTGGTCAGTTAGATAACATGTATCTAGCTAACAATGGTCGTTATGCTATATCTGATAGAGTAAACCTAGACGATATGCTTACATCAAGACCAGGTGGTATTGTAAGAACTGTTGGTGAACCAGGTAGTGCTATTATGCCTTTATCACATCCACCACTTCCACCTACAAGTTTCACTATGGTTGAATACATGGACTCTATGAAAGAAAAGAGAACAGGTGTTACAGCTTATAACCAAGGTTTAGATGCTAATACATTAAACAAGACAGCTACAGGCGTTCAACAAATTATGAACGCATCTCAACAACGTATTGAGTTAGTAGCTAGAACATTTGCAGAAACAGGTGTTAAAGAGTTATTCCAATTAGTTCACTTCCTAGTGAGAACAACACTTACTAAACCAGATATTATTCGTTTACGTAACAAATGGGTAGAAGTAGACCCAAGAGAATGGAAAGCTCGTAAAGACTTATCTATCTCTGTAGGTTTAGGTGCAGGTAATAAAGACCAACAATTACTACATCTCAATACTATTCTACAAGCTCAAAAAGAAGCTATCCAAATTGGTATTACATCACCAGAGAAGATTTACAATGCTTTAGCTAAACTTACACAGAACGCAGGATTTAAAAACCCTGATGAGTTCTGGATTAACCCTGCTAATACTCCTGAACAAGAAGGTCAAAAAGCACCTTCAGAAGCAGAGATTATGGTGCAAGGTCAATTAGCTATTGAGCAACAAAAAGCTCAAGCACAGATGTTACAAGAGCAAGAACGTAGCAAGAACGATATTATTATTGAACGTGAAAAGATTATTGCACAAGCTGAGTTAGAGAAGTTTAAAGCTAAATTAAAAGCTGAAACTGACTTAGCAATTGCACAAATAAAAGCACAGTCAGGAGCAATGTATGGCTAATGAAAGAGCAGCAGAACAAGGAGCAGTTATTGTAGGTTATGCTAGTACAAAACCTGCAGGTTCAGTATCACGTTTAGGTGGTGCAGGCGCAATAGAAGCAAATATGATAGACTATAAGACTGCTTACTCATCTAAAGTAAGTGGCTTAACAGCTAAGGGTCGCTGGATAAATAAGGCTAAAGGATACATTTAATTGGATAAGTCTTTAGAAGAAGTAAAGCGTGGCGAACAAGCTGCAGTAGTTTTAGAGAACCCATTATTTAAAGAAGCAATGTCAAAGGTTAAAGAGAACATTGTCAACACTATGGCAACAAGTCCATTAGGTGACGAGAAGACTCATAACAGATTAGTCATAGCTTTACAGTTATTAAACCAAATTGAGAAACAACTTACTGACGTGATGAACACAGGTAAGTTAGCAACCATACAAACAGATAGACCTAAGTTTAAGATATTTGGGTAAGGACAAGCCCACTTAAAGCTCACTTCGGTGGGCTTTTTTATTGTCTAATTTTAAGGAAGATATTATGAGTGACCAAGTCGTAGAACAGTCACCACAAAGCCGATTAGAGGCTATGCTAGGTGATGATATTCAGTCTGATGCTAAACCAAATTTGGATGCACCAGAAGAAGAACTTAAACCACAAGAAGCTGAGACAGAAGCTGAAGAACCTACTGAAGAAGTAGAGTCTGAAGAAGAAGTCGTAGATGAAGCACCAGATGACCAAGTTGAGGAAGAAGAACAGTCGGAAGATGAAGTTCCTGCTATCCTTAAGTTAAAGGTTAACGGTGAAGAAGTTGAAAAGCCAATTGACGAAGTCGTAGCATTAGCACAACAAGGGCTTGACTACACACAAAAGACACAACAAGTAGCAGAACAACGTAAAGAGCTAGAAACTTATGCTGAGCAAATTAAAGCTCAAGAGCAAGCCTTTCAACAACAAGTTCAACTTAATAACGTCTTAATTGAAGATGTAGCGAAAATTACAGCACTAGACCAACAATTAAACCAATATGCTAACGTGAATTGGCAACAATTGTCTGATAGTGATTTTGTAGAAGCGCAAAAACTTTTCTTTACATATAATCAGCTACAGCAAGAACGTAGCACATTAGTTTCACAGTTTGAAGCCAAAAAGCAACAAGTCGCTCAGTCGCAAGCGCAATTGATGGCAGAGAAGATAGCAAAAGGAAAAGAAGTTTTAGCAAAAGAGATACCAAATTGGAGTCCTGAGACTAACCAAGCATTGTTATCTACTGGCAAAGACTATGGTTTTTCTGATGCAGAACTCAACTCAATTGTTGACCCTCGTCACGTGAAGGTTTTGCATGACGCTATGCAATGGCGCAAACTTCAACAAAAGGACTCTATTGTAAAGAAAAAGGTATCAAGCGCAAAACCAGTCGTGAAACCTGGTGCTAAAGATGCCAAAGCGGAAGCTAGTTCTAACCAACGTCAACTACGTGACTCGTTACGTAAGACAGGTAAGTCAGACCTAGCACAAAAACTTATAGAAAACATGCTTTAATTTACAAAGGAAAAAAACATCATGGCAGTTTCAGCAACCAATAGTTATACCGGTAAAGGTATACAAGAGTCTTTTGAAGATATTATCTTTGATATTTCTCCAGAAGATACACCATTATTATCAATGGCAAAAAGAATGACAGCAGGTCAAACATACCATCAATGGCAAACAGACGCATTAGCAGCAGCAGCTTCTAACGCAGCAGTTGAAGGTGATGACGCTTCATTCGCAACATTACCTGCTACAACAGTATTAGGTAACTACACACAAATCTCACGTAAAACAGTTCAAATTTCTAACACTTATGACGTTGTTCGTAAATATGGTCGTAAGTCTGAAGTTGCTTACCAACTTATGAAAGCTGGTAAAGAACTTAAACGTGACATGGAATATGCAATGGTTCGTAACCAAGCATCTTCAGCAGGTGGCGCAGCTACAGCTCGTACATCAGCTGGTATTGAGTCTTGGATTGTGAACAGAGTATTAGCTACAGGTTCTACATCTGGTACAACTCCTGGTTTCTCAGGTGGTACAGTTGCAGCTCCTACAGACGGTACTTCAGTAACATTTGTTGAAGCAGACTTAAAGTCAGCTTTACAATTAGCATGGGTAGACGGTGGTGAGCCATCAACTATCCTTATGTCAGCAACTAACAAAGCACGTTTCTCTGGCTTTGCTGGTATCGCTACTAAGTTCAACAATGTTCAAGGTACAACACAAGCTACTATTACTGGTGCTGCAGACGTTTACGTTTCAGACTTCGGTAATCATACTGTGAAACTTGACCGTTTCATGCGTGACCAAGCTGTTCTAGCTATTGACCCTAACTACGTTGGTTTAGCTTCATTACGACCAATTGAGAAACAAGAGTTAGCTACAACTGGTGACTCAACAAAATGGTTACTTACTTCAGAGTACGCATTAGTGGTTCAAAACCCAGATGCACACGCTAAAGTACAAAACACAGGTGCTTAGTAACTAAGTTATGATATAATGGAGGGAGTTAATTCTCCCTCTGTTGTATTTTATTATGCCAATATTATTTGACCACAATAGCGTAACAGGTGTAAGTCAGTACTTTGACTATGACCCAGCTAAAGATACATACTACCTAACTTCTACTCAAGACTTGAGTGGCATGTTAGACAAGATTAAACAGTCTAGAGATAATCCTGAAATATGGGATAAAGGTGTTAAACAAGAATGGGCGCACTTTGCTAGTATTCCACCTGTAGTGGAAATGCAGTTAAAGAAAAAGGGTATAGATATATATAACCCTAACCAAACTAAAGAACTTATAAAAGAAATAAACGAAAACTATCCATACTTGAAGTTGACTACAAAACGTGGATAAAGACGAATTAAAGCAAGTACAGTTAGCAATACATGACCTCATACAAAAAGAACAGTATGATGTTGCAATGCCTATTATTAACGAAGTACTTATGGAATACCCTAATGATGCAGCAACATTAAACTTTGCTGGATACATTTGGTTAATGGGTGATAAACCTGCATTTGCATACCAATACTTCCGTAGAGCATTACAAGAACAACCAGGTAATAAAGCATTATGGACTTCTCTAGGTCGTGCATGTCACGAAATGGATAACTTTGAAGAAGCTATTAAATACTTCTTAAAGTCAGCAGAACTAGACCCTAATTACGCAATGGCATACTCTAATGCTAGTGCTTCATTAGTTCAAATGTCTAAATGGGAAGATGCAGAAAAGTCAGCTAAGATGGCTTTGGAATGTGACCCTACAGAATTACACGCACAATTAAACCTAGCTCATAGTTACTTAGCTAAAGGACAATGGGTAGAAGGTTGGAAAGAATGGGGTAAGTCACTAGGTGGCAAGTTCCGTAAAGAATTAGTCTATGGTGACGAACCAAGATGGAATGGCGATAAAGACAAAACTATTGTTATCTATGGTGAACAAGGTCTAGGTGATGAGATATTCTATGCTTCATGTATACCTGATGCTATAGACATTAGTAAGAAAGTTTATATAGACTGTGACGAAAGACTAGAAACACTATTTAAACGTAGTTTTCCTACAGCAGAAGTGCATGGCACTCGCAAACAAGACAATGTGGAGTGGTTAGATGGACTTACTTTTGATGCAAGGTGTGGAATTGGTTGTCTCCCCCAATTTTTCAGGACAAACAGCAAGTCTTTTCCTGGGACTCCTTTTCTAGTACCAGATAGTGAAAAGGTTGACATGTGGAAGCACATGTTTAAGTCATGGAATAAGACAGTAATTGGTATCACAACTAAAGGTGGTACGTTTAGAACTAACTCTAAAGGTCGTCAACTCACAGAAGATGACTTACAACCATTATTAAGACGCAAAGATATACAGTTAGTTAGCTTAGACTATAGCGTAGAACGCAAAATTGATGGTATTAAATACTTTGAATTTGCAACAGACGCAAAAGACTATGACGAAACAGCATCTATTATAGCTGCATGTGACATGGTTTTAGGTGTAAATACTACAGCATTGCATTGTAGTGCTGCTATGGGCGTTAAAACATGGTGCTTAGTACCTAAATGGCATCAATGGCGTTATGGACAACCAAGTATGCCATGGTATCGCCACATGAGACTAATTTATCAAGACGATAGAACATGGAAAGAAGTCATTGAGCAACTTAATATCTGACCAATACAGAGAAATGCAGTCAAAACTGCATGAAGATGCAAATTATGGTGTAGCAAGTGTAGGATATGCACCACTTGTTGACGTAATTATCAAAGAAAACAAAATAAGATACCTATTAGACTACGGTGCAGGTAAATGTAGACTAAAAGATGCTCTTACAGTAGATGTAAAATACACTCCGTATGAGCCAAGTAATGAATTATGGTCATCTACCCCTGAACCAACAGAGTTCGTAGCTTGTATTGACGTTCTAGAGCATATAGAGCCTGAATTATTGGATAATGTTCTAAATGACTTACAGCGTGTGACTATGAAATTTGGACTATTTACGATACATACTGGTCCTGCAGCTAAAATTCTACCAGATGGTCGTAATGCACATCTCATTCAAGAACCACTATCATGGTGGGAAGATAAAATTAAATTAAGGTTTAAAATAATTAGGCAAGTAGGTATGACTAACGGTTGTATCTTCTTTGTTAAAAAAGGATAATTATGGCTTTCACAAATTATAGTTCGTTCGTTACAGTAGTAGAGAACTACTTAGCACGAACAGACTTAAGTTCACAAATACCTGACTTCATTCAGTTAGCACAAACAAGAATGTCACGTGACTTAAGAACTGAAAAGATGCTTAAGGTAGCTACTGCAACATCTACTGGTGGTGACGGAACAATAGCATTACCAAGTGATATGCTAGAGGTTAGAGAAATACACGTACAAGGTAACCCAGTAATTAGACTAGAGTATCAGTCACCAGACTTATTCTTTAAGAACGGTCAAACAACATTTTCAGGTTTACCATACTACTTTACAATGCTAGGTTCAGAGTTTCAATTTGCACCTATATTTGACTCAACAATGACAGTTCAAATATTGTATTATGCTCAACCTACATTTATATCAACAACAACTGCTAGTAATTTATTCCTAGCTAATTACCCAGACGCTTTATTATATTCAACTCTAGCTGAAGCAGAACCATACTTGATGAATGATGGTCGTATTCAAACATGGTCAGCTTTATATGACAGAGCAATTGCTAACATTAAGACAAGCGACTTGGGTCAAACATACCCATACACTTCACTAAGCGTAACACCAAGATAAGGACAATATTATGGCAGAAATGAGTAACTATTTAGAGAACGCATTAATTAACGCTACTCTACGCAATACAACATATACATCACCAGCAACAGTTTATGTATCACTATGGACTTCAGACCCTACAGATGCAGGTTCAGGTAATGAAGTATCAGGTGGTTCATACGCTAGAACTTCAGTAACATTTGGCGCACCATCTAACGGTGCTTCACTTAATAGTTCTGCAGTAGAGTTTCCACAAGCTACAGCTTCATGGGGAACAGTTGCTTATATTGGTATTAATGATGCTTCTACAAGTGGCAATCTTTTATACCATACACCATTAACAACATCTAAAACAATTGACACAGGCGATATATTCAAAATTGCTATTGGTAGTCTTTCAGTAACATTATCTTAAGGTAAATTATGCCAGTACCAATGACGCTAGAGCAACTAGACGTTTATGGTAGTTTGGAAAATGTACCATATAGTTTAGATAATACATTTTATGACAATGGCACTACAGTATGTGGTCCATGGACTTTAGACCAGTTAGACGCATTTGGTAGTCTAGATAATTTAGCTATTTCATTAGATAGCACATTATGGACTACTAATGCTTGTATTAATTTATCTGATGCTCTTATTACTTCAGATGCAGCAGTTGTTGCAGACGCTACAAGAATAAGAACAAGTAGTGGTGCAGTAGATGCTAACGCTAACGTAGTAGCAAGTGGTACAAGAATTGCTACAGGTGATGCAGTTATCACAGCAAATGCACAAGTAGAAGCAAACGTCACTAGAATTACATTTAGTAATGCTGATATTACAGGTAACGCTACTGTAGTTGCTAATGGCGTTAAAATTGTAGTAGGTAATGCAGATATAAATGCTTTAGCTACTGTAGATGCTACAGGATACGCTATATATTCATCTAGTGGTTCTATTACAGCTACTGCTACAGTATTAGCAGATGGTATTAGAGTCCAATTAGGTGAGGCTTCTATTACAGGTGATGCAACAGTATCATCTTCTGCAATACGAATTAGAACAAGTGAAGCAGATATAACAGGAACTGCTACAGTCTCAGCAATTGGTGGTGTATTGTATTCAGGTGCTGCAGATATAACAGCAGAAGCATTATTATCATGTAGTCCAAATGCAATATTCTACGGTATTGGTAATATTTCAGCATTAGCTACCATTGTAGCTTCAGGTACTATATTAGGAGAAGAATGGTCTCCAGTCACTCCAGGCTCAGAGTCATGGACAGGTGTAACACCAAGTAGTGATACTTGGACAGTAATAACAGCAGGTAGTAGTTCATGGACTGATATAGGTTTTGGTTCAGATACATGGACAGCATCAAGTTCAAGTAACGATACATGGTCACAAATTTAATTACGAGGTAAAAAATGGCAAAGAATAAAATCAGTCAGTACGACTCAACAAGTGCTGGCGCAAACTTAAATACAGATATTGCAGGTATTAATATTGATGAGGGTTGCGCACCTTCAGGTATTAACAATGCTATTAGAACACTCATGGCGCAAATTAGAGACTTACAGTCTGGAGTTAGTGGTGACTCTATTCCTGTAACAGCAGGTGGTACTGGTTCTACTACAACAGCTTCAGCTAGGTCAGCTTTAGGTCTTGCTATTGGTACAGACGTATTAGCTCCTCCTTCAGGCACAGCTATTTTAAAAGCTAACTCTGGTGGTGCTTTAGCAAACGCTTCTGCAGGTACAGACTATGTAGCTCCAGCAACAGCAACTACATTCACAGCTACTCAAACATTTACAGGTTCAACAACAGCTATCGCTGCAGTATTCCAAGATGCAGCAGAAGTCGCAACAGTATCAGCTACAGCAGCTACAGGTACTATCAACTATGATGCAACTTCACAGTCTGTGTTATACTACACAACAAACGCAAGTGCTAACTGGACAGTAAACTTTAGAGGTAATGGCACAACATCTTTAAATACTCTCATGTCAACAGGTCAAGCTATTACATTAGTATTCCTAGTATCACAAGGTGCTACAGCTTACTATAACAATGCAGTCACTATTGACGGTACATCTGTAACACCTAAATATCAAGGTGGCACAGCATGGTCAAGTGGTAATGCTTCAGGAATAGACGCTTACTCTTATACTATCGTCAAGACAGGTTCAGCAACATACACAGTATTCGCAGCTCAAACTCAATTTAAGTAGGAATTAACAATGTCATTATTGTCAAGACTAGCCGTACAAGCCGCAAGAGCTTATGGTATTCTATCTGCCGCAGATAAAACAAAAGTAGCAGCATCTTATCTTGTTGTTGCTGGTGGTGGCGGAGGTGGTGGTGGATTAACTTCTACAACAATTGGCGGTGCTGGTGGAGCTGGTGGATTATTATCATCTACAATTACATTATCAACTCTTAATACTTATTCTATTACAGTAGGTGCAGGTGGTAATGGGTCTTTAGGTACAGCAGTACCTACATCAGGCTCTAATTCAATATTATCTGGAACAGGAATTACTACAGTAACATCTATAGGTGGTGGTAATGGTGCAAATTACACTTCAGCTAATGGTGGTTCTGGAGGTTCAGGTGGTGGTAGCCAAGTTGGTGGAGCTGGAGGTACAGGAACTGCTGGACAAGGTAATAATGGTGGTACTGGGGTATCTGGAGCAACTGGAGGCGGTGGTGGTGCTAATGCGGTAGGTGGTAATGCTGCTACAAATACTGGTGGAACAGGTGGCTCAGGTACTGCATCATCTATATCAGGTAGTTCAGTTACTTATGCTGGTGGTGGTGGCGGTTCAACTTATAATATTGGTAGTGGTGGAGGTGCTGGTGGCTCTGGAGGTGGTGGAGCAGGCGGTTCAGGTGCAGCAGGTGTTGCAAATGGAACTTCAGGAACTGCAAATACTGGTGGTGGTGGCGGTGGAGCTGGAACTTATACTGCAAATTCATCTGGAACTACAGGCGGTTCAGGCGGTTCAGGAGTAGTCATCATATCTTACGCATCTGCTACACCTAAATTCGTAGGTGGTACTCTTACTACTTCAGGTGGTAACCAAATACACACATTCACATCTTCAGGCACATTAAGCCCTCTTACACCTGTAACAGCTAGTTATTTAGTAGTGGCTGGTGGAGGTGGAGGTGGTGTCTTTTATGGTGGTGGTGGTGGTGCAGGTGGCTATCAAACTTCATCTACTACACTTTATTCAGGTGCAACTTATGTTGTGACTGTAGGTGCAGGTGGTGCTATTTCTTCAGGAACTGGTAGAGGTTCAAGTGGCGGAAATTCAGTTTTAAGTGGTACAGGTTTAACAACAGTAACATCTACTGGCGGTGGAGGTGGCGGTGGTTCTTCAGGTGCTCCTCAAAGTGGGGGTAATGGTGGTTCAGGTGGCGGTGGCGGTGGTTCAGGTAGTGGTGGAGCTGGTGGTACTGGAATATCAGGACAAGGTTTTGCAGGAGGTACAACAGCAACTGGCTATTCAGGCGGTGGAGGTGGTGCTTCTGCTGTAGGTGGAAATGCTGTAGCTTCTACAAATGCTGGGGTAGGTGGTGCAGGTTCTGCTTCTTCAATATCAGGAACTTCTACAACTTATGCTGGTGGTGGCGGAGGTAACGGAGCATTAGGAGGTGCTGGAGGTGGTGGCGGACAAGGTGCTCCAAATGGAGTTTCAAATACTGGTGGTGGAGGTCAAGGGGATGCTGGCTCTGGTGGCTCTGGTGTAGTTATCATCTCATACGCTGGTTCACAAGTATTTAACGGTGGTCTAGTCACATCATCAGGTGGTAATACTATCCACACATTTACAGCTACAGGTGCTTTAACACCACTTACTAATAACCTAAACAATTCTTTAAGGTTTAGAAATAGTGCTAGTGCTTATCTATCAAGAACACCAACTTTAGCTAGTTCAAGAACTACATGGACATGGAGTGGTTGGGTAAAAAGAGGTAGATTAACTACAGGTTATATTCAAGGACTATTTGCTGGTGTTGATAGTTCAGCAAATACAATTGTTACAGGCTTTAGGTTTACAGCTACAGATGCTTTAGAATTAATTAGCTATAATGCAGGATATACAGGTCAAATAGTTACTACTCAATTATTTAGAGACCCATCTGCTTGGTATCATTTGGTTGCTGTTTATGATACAACTCAAGCAACTGCAGCTAATAGAACTAGAATTTATGTTAATGGACAACAAGTAACAGCATTTTCAACTGCTACATACCCTTCACAAAATTATAATGGCTTTGTAAATACAACAGGTCTTCATGTAAATGGAGCTGCATTATACAGTGGAGTTATTGAGCATTTAGATGGTTATTTAGCAGATGTAAACTTCATTGACGGTCAAGCACTAGAACCATATTACTTCGGTAATAATGACGCTAACGGTGTATGGAAACCAGTTAAATACACAGGTATGTATGGCACTAACGGTTTCTACCTAACATTTGGTAACACAACATCTACCACAACATTAGGCTACGATAGTTCAGGTAACGGTAACAATTGGACAACTAACAACATTAGCTTAACAGCAGGCACAACTTATGATGCTATGCTAGATGTTCCTACTAATACAAGTGCGACTGTGGCTAATTATGCTACTTTAAACCCTTTAATACCTGTAACTACAACTACTGTAACTAATGGTAATTTAAGTTTAAACTCTTATAATCCTAGCGGTTCTGTATTTGGAACTATTGGTGTTTCTAGTGGCAAATGGTATTTTGAAATGGTTGCATATACAGACGCTATGAGTGGTATTTCAGGCACTCCAAATGGAGGTGCTTTTCCAGGTGCTGCATCAAATGCTTACACTTGGGACTCAGCAGGTGCAACTAAATATAGTAATGGAAGTGGTGCAAGTTATGGTTCTGCTACATCTAATGGCGATATTGTTGGTGTAGCATTTGACCTTGATAGCGGTTCTATTACATTCTATAAAAACAATGTAAGTCAAGGAGTAGCATATACATTTACTCCTAGCGGAACTTATTTCCCAGCATTTAGAAATGGTTCTTCCACTAATACATCAGTAAACTTTGGACAACGACCATTCTCTTACACACCTCCTACAGGCTATGTAGCACTAAACACATATAACCTATAATGAAAAGACTAGACTTAATAGGACATAAATTTACTAAACTAACTGTCACAGAGTTTGCTGGCATGGATAATGCTAAACAAAGTATGTGGAAAGTTAAATGTGAATGTGGAACAGAGAAAACTGTAAAAGGTTATGCTTTAAGAAATGGCAATACAAAGTCATGTGGATGCCTTCTTGTAGAACAAGGAAGAAAAGCAGGTTTAAGTCATGGCACTCACAGAATGAGCAATACACGCACATATAAAAGTTGGGACGCTATGAAGGCTAGATGTTTAAACTATAAAAGCACAAGCTATCTATTTTATGGTGCATTAGGTATTAAAATTTGTGATAAATGGATAACATTTGAAGGCTTCTATGAAGATATGGGAGATAGACCTGAAGGAACAAGTTTGGATAGAATTAATCCATTTGGTGATTATAATAAAGAAAATTGTAGGTGGGCTGATAAAAAAACTCAACTACACAACAGTCGTAAAAATTATATTAAGGAAGTAATATGCCGACCATAAATAAAGGCAGTGACTATTTTGGTGTATTAACATACACAGGTGATGGAGCTGCAAGTAAAACTGTTGTAGATACAAGTGCTGTTACCTTTCAGCCTGACTTTGTATGGATAAAAAGTAGAAGTGGTGCTACAGACCATGCTTTATATGACGCTGTTCGTGGAACTACTAAAGACTTGGTATCTAACTCTACCGCAGCAGAAACAACACAATCTACAGGATTAACTAGCTTTGTTAATGGTGGCTTTACTATAGGTAATTTAGCTAAACTAAATACAAGTGGTGCTACTTATACAGCATGGTGTTGGAAAGCAAACGGTGCTGGTTCATCTAACACTAATGGCTCTATTACATCTACTGTATCTGTAAATACAACTGCTGGGTTTAGTATTGTGACTTATACAGGAAATGGAACTGCTGGAGCTACAGTTGGACATGGACTAGGGGTTGCTCCTAGTATGGTAATAATTAAGAATAGAACTGCCGCAGCTCAAAATTGGCTTGTATGGCATAAATCTATTTCACAAGCAATTCAAACATCATCTGTAATAACATTAAATGGTTATACTGGAAGTACATTATTAAATGGAACAGGTGCTTCATTTACATACGCTTTTGACTCACAAATTAATGGCTCTACTAATTCAATGTTAGCTTATTGCTGGGCAGAAATAGCAGGCTTTAGTAAATTTGGTTCTTACACAGGTAATGGTTCTACTGATGGTGTATTTGTATATACAGGATTTAGACCTAAATATATAATGGTTAAAAGAACAACTGGAACTGTATATGCTTGGTGTGTATGGGACTCTGCTCGTGAAACATATAACGTAGAAAATGCAATTTTAACTGCAAATACATCTAATGCAGAAAATACAGGAACTTTATATGTAGACTTTTTAAGTAATGGTTTTAAATTTAGAAGTTATAGTAATGGTTCTGAAAATGCTAGTGGTGAGCCATATATTTATGCCGCTTTTGCAGAGTCACCATTTAAGATTAGTAATAGTAGATGAGATTTAGAAAGCCACGCAAAGATTTAACTAATTATGAAAATGACCATTGTGTAGCATTAAGGTCAGAAAAAGCTTGTTTTTGGGTTATTAAATGTAAATATTGTGGTGGTGAACACGAACAAACATCTCGTGAAATTCAAAACAATGCAAAAACAAGACAATGTGAAACATTTAAACCACATAATTGGTCAGGTCTTGAAAGAGAAGATAATATCATGCGTAAACAATATGGTATATCAACTCAACAATTTGAAGAATTACTAGAGTTTCAAGGTGGTGGATGTGCTATATGTGCTAAACCTATTGAAAATATTAGACGTAGAATGAATATAGACCATGACCATGAAACAAATAAGGTTAGAGGTATATTATGCACAGGATGCAACACAGGTATTGGACATTTAGGTGATAACATAGAAGGGTTAAAAAGGGCTTTGTATTATTTAGAAAATACACCTTTTGATGAATATTTAAACAAGGAGTAATAATGGCACATTTCGCACAAATTAATGAAGATAATATAGTCACTCAAGTAATTGTAGTGGCTAATCAAGACACAGCCGATAAAGACGGTGTAGAGAATGAAGCAATTGGTGCTGCTTTCTGTAATAACCTTCTTGGCGGCACTTGGAAACAAACATCTTATAACGGTAAAATCCGCAAAAATTATGCAGGTATTGGTTACAAGTATGATGCAACTTTAGACGCATTTATCCCACCACAACCATTCGCTTCATGGACATTAGATGAAACAACAGCACAATGGAAAGCACCTGTTGACTATCCAACAGACGGTGGTAGATATACTTGGAATGAAGAAATAACTTCTTGGGACGCAGTAACAGAATAAGGAAAATGAATGGCTACTCAAAGAATAGCTTTTACAGAATGGCTACCAGACCAGCCTACGACTACTGGAGCATTGCTAGAGGCTAATAACGTCTATCCTTTAACGATAGGTTATGGTCCATTTCCTTTATCTGCTGACTATTCTAGTGCTGCTAGTGAAGACTTAAACAACGTAACTGCTGCTAAATTTGAATTAAGCACAGTATTATTTGCTGGTGGTACTACTAAACTATTTAAGTTTAACCCTGCTACTACTGCATTAGACAATGTAAGTAAAACAGGTGGTTATAGTGGTGCTGACCGTTGGAGCTTTGTTCAGTTTGGTAACGCTGTATTAGCTTCTAACAACCAGTCTAAAATACAAGCATGGTATGTAGGAACTTCTACTGCATTTGCAGACGTATCTGCTGACGCACCTATTGCTAAATACATTACAGTTGTTCGTGACTTTGTAGTTGCAGCTAACATTAGTGGCACAGCTAACAAATTACAATGGTCAGACATTAATGATGAAACTGACTGGACAAGTGGTGGTGCTTCACAAGCTGATTATCAAATTATAGCAGAAGGTGGAAACATTACCGGTATTACAGGTGGTGAATTTGGTATCGTCTTATTAGAACGTGCTATTTACCGTATGTCATATATTGGCTCACCATTATTCTTCCAGTTTGACGCTATCTCACGTAACTTAGGTTGTAATACACCAGGTTCTATCACACAATATGGACCTAATACTTACTTCCTAGCTGATGACGGTTTCTATGCTTGTGACGGTACTAATGTCTATAACATTGGTAATGACAAGGTAGACGAATACTTTTATGACAACATGGCTTTAGCATTACAAGACACTATTAGTGCTGCTATTGACCCTGTACGTAACATTGTAGTATGGAATTATCCTAATACTAACGGTGGTCGTTCACTTCTTATCTACAATTGGTTAGTTAAGAAATGGTCTTCTGCTGACACTACTTCAGAATATATTGTATCTTTAGCTTCATCTTCTATCACTTTAGAAGGTTTAGATGCTTACGGTACTATAGATACATTACCTGCTTCACTAGACAGTCGTGTATGGTCAGGTGGTAAATTTTTATTTGGTGGTGCAGATGGTGCTAAAATTGTAACGTTTACAGGTCAAAACTCTACTGCATCTATTGTTGTAGGTGAAATGGAGTTTGGATATAACTCTGTAGTGACTAATGCACGTTCACAAATAGATAATGGTGCTTGTACAATGGCTATAGCATCTCGTAAACAATTAAATAGTGCTGTTAATTACAGTTCTACAGTCACACAAAACTCTGATGGCACATGTCCATTACGTTCTTATGGTCGTTATCACAGAATTAGAGTAACACCTACAGGAACATGGACACATGCTATATCTGTAGACGTAGATTATACACAAAGCGGTGGTAGATAATGTCCATACGTGACATGTATCGTAAACTTAATTGGCAAGGTGGAACGCCAAGAGAAGTATCAGAAGTAGTAAACAACCTTGTAGAAGGTAAGTCTAATAATACAGGTGAAATTACTTTAAACGCTGGTGGTGCAACATCAACCACTATTTATGATGAACGTATAGGTTATAACTCTGTTGTTTTGCTTATGGCAACAACAGCTACAGCAGCAGATGCAGTTAATACTGCATTACCTTATGGTGCATGGCAAAATACTACTACACATACAGCAGCAAGTACTACTACAGCATATCCTATTGACTTAAATGTTACAGACTTTCAAGAAGGTATTGAGTTATTAAGTAGTTCACATTTAAAAGTAAAGTATTCTGGTATATATAACATACAGTTTAGTCTTCAACTATCTAGTCTTTCTAATGCTACAGAAGAAGTAGACGTATGGTTTAGAAAAAATGGTACAGATATACCTGGTTCTAACAGTAGTTTTGGTTTAGCACCTAGAAAGTCAGCTAGTGACCCTTATAAAGTTATTGCTGCGCTTAATTATTTTGCTACATTAGCAGCAAATGACTATATAGAACTTGTATGGAGAACATCAAATACTGCTGTTACTATTAAAGCATTTACAGGATTAACTTCTCCTACTAGACCTGATATTCCTAGTGTTATTGTCACTATGCAATATGTATCTGGTGATGGTTATTCTAGTGGTTTATTTGGTGGTGTATGGATAAGTTCTACTACTAAAGGACAAGCTGTAATTACGCATCCTGCTAACACATTAACTACAAAGACGTACAGATATATTGTAGTTGCGTGATATAATTATAGGATGATTTTACACTATATACCTAAAGATAATTTACGTCAACATTGGGACTATGTAAAACATGGTCTTGAATTAGTAAGACAACGTGGTCATACATCTTGGATAGTAGAAGATGTTTATTGTGACTGTTATGAAAATAGGTCAATGCTATTTGTAGGCATTATAAACAACAAAGCAGTAGGTTTCGTAGTACTTCAACCATTAGGAGACACACTTCATGTATGGGCTTCTTGGTCTACTATTAATGACCTTACACTATTTACACAAGCATTTCAAGAAATACAAGCAATAGCAAAACAAGGCGGTAAAACTAAAGTTACATTCAATTCAGAACGAAAAGGATGGGAACGTAGAGCAAGACAAATGGGTTTTAAACCTCAAACATGGGAATATACACTTTAAGGAAATAATATGTTTAAGTTACACAATTGGGTGCAAGAATTAGTACAATCATTCACATTTTATGGTGGAGGCGGTTCAGGTGGTGGAGGTACTACTACGTCTAAAACTACTTCTGAATTAGACCCAACAGTTAGACCTTATGTAGAATATGGTTTACAAGAAGCTAAAGGTTTATATCAAACTCCTGGTCCTTCATACTATCCTGGTCAAACATACATTGGACCATCTGCACAAACTTCTGCATCACTACAAGCAGCTCAAAATAGAGCATTAGCAGGTAGTCCATTAGCTCAAGCAGCTCAACAACAACAATTAGGTACTGTTGGTGGTCAATACTTATCAGCTGGTAACCCATACTTCACACAAGCATTAGCAGGTCCTACACAACAAGCTACACAAGCATATAATGACGCTATTAAAGCTGCACAAGGTACAGCATCTATGGCAGGTCGTTATGGTTCAGGTGTATCTGCTGACATTCAAAACAGAGCAGCAAACACATTAGCTACTACACTTGCTAATAAATATGGTGATTTAGCATATCAAAACTATGCAGCAGAACGTGCAGCACAAAATGCTGCTGCTGTTAATGCACCTGCTATGGCTGCTTCTGATTATGCTGATATTCAACAATTAGCTAACGTAGGTAAAACTGCTGAAGGTTATCAACAAACAGCATTACAATCAGCTATTGACCGTTATAACTACGAACAAAACTTACCATATCAAAAACTATCTGCATACCTTGGTGCTGCTTATGGTACACCTATGGGTCAAGTTTCTACATCACAACAACAATCATCAGGTGGTGGCAAGATTGTATGTACAATGATGAACGAACAAGCATACGGTTTTGGTTCATTCAGAAATGCAATTTGGCTTAAACATTCAGAAAATATGCCTAATGCTAAAGTATATGAAAAAGGCTATCACACACTATTCTTACCATTAGTAGAATTTGCTAAAGGTGAAGGTAAACTTAATAAGATAGTACGTAATGTATTAGCACATATTGCTAGACATAGAACTGCTGACATTTATAAACAAATGCGTGGTAATAAGAGAGACACATTAGGTCATATTTATCGTGCTATCTTAGAACCAATCTGCTACTTAGTAGGAAAGGTAGGTAAATAATGGGCGCACCAGTATTAATTCCAGCAGCAATTGGTGCTGTTAGTTCAGCAGCAATGGGTAAAAACCCACTTTTAGGTGCAGCTATGGGCGGTGCTTTAGGTGGTGTAGGTTCAAGTTTATTTGGTGGTGCGGCAGCAGGTGCAACAGGTGCATCTCAAGCAGCAGCTCCAGCATCATTATTTGGTTCTACAGAAGCTATTAGTCCATTTACTCCTACAGGTGTATTAGGTACACAAACAGCTACTTCAGCATTATCAGGTATGCAACCTACTTTAGGCATGGCAGGTGAACAATTTGCAGCACAAAATGCACCTTTATATACAGGTAGTCAAGGTATGTTTGATGTAGGTGGAACACAAAACCAAATCTTAGGTGGAATTGGTCAACAAACAGCAATCGGCGGTGGTGGATATGACCCATCATTAATGGGAAGCGTTAAACGTGGTATTGAGTCAGGTTATGGCACATTATCAGATTGGGCTAAAGCTAATCCTATGCAGGCATTATCTACAACAGGTCAAATGGTTCAAGCAGTAAGTCCACAAGAACAAGCTCAACAAACTATGCAGCCTGCAATTCCTCCAATTACAAAAGGAACATATAATACTGCTCCTACATTAGGTCAAGGTCCAAATGAAAAAGTTGCTACAAGATTACAAGTAACACCTAACCAATTACAACTATATCCTTCATATTTTAGAGGAGGCTATTAATATGGCTTTTTTTGACACAAATACAAACCCATTTGCAGGAATAAACATATTTGGTGCTAAACCTAGTGAAGCACTTACTGGTATTCTTAGTCCTGTAGACCAAGAAAAACTTAAAAACCAAGCATTAGCACAAGGTGTTTTAGGTGGTCTTGCAACATATCTATCTACTCCTAAAAATTTAGGTGCTGGTAGTCCATTACCTTACTTAGGTAAAGCATATCTTGGTGGCATGCAACAATCACAAGGTGCTTACGATACAGCATTAAAGAGTAAGATGGATGCTTTAACAATGGCTAAAAATATGAAAGAACTTGAAATGTCAGGAATGACAGACGTTCAAAAACTATTAAGAGCTAAAAATGAATTAAGTCCAGAAAGTCCAACATATAAAGGTGATTTTGAAGCTCTTGATGCAGCTATTACTAAACTTACTAATGTTGACTCTACATTTATTAGAAACTACGAATATGCTGTTAAAAAAGGTTATACAGGTACTCCAGAAGATTGGCAAAAACTTAATATTGTTACTCAACAACAATATTTAGACCCATATAGAGCTGCTGAGTCAACTTATAAATATGGTGATACAGGACCTACAATTAATGCTCCTAAATTTGCTACTATGAAAGATGTTGCAGATACAGCAAAAGCAACAGGTAAAACAACAGACCAAGTAATTCAAGACTTGAAAGCTAGAAAAATAGAAGTGAGGACAAAATAATGGCTGACTTATCACAATTTTTATATGCACCACAACAAGCTCCTGAAGCTCCTGAAGGTGTAAGAACACCATGGCAAGGTTTACCACCAGCACGTGCTGATATTGCAAGACAAAGAGCAGGAGAACAAGCTCAAAAGTATTTGCAAGATAACGCTTCTGTTGTTAATCAAGGTGCTGAAGTTTTAAACCAACTTGAACAATTTGGTGAACTAAATAGAAAGTCACGAACAGGTGCATTATATGAAGGTTCTTTAGCTTCATTTATGCCTGAGTCATTACGTGGTGCAGATGAAAAAGTTATGCAATCTATTACTTCTGATTTAGCTCCTAAAAAACGTATCGCTGGTTCTGGTACAACATCTGATAGAGATATTGCTTTGTATCTACAATCATTACCTTCTATTGAAAAAGGTGGTGACGTTAATCAACAAATTCGTGAAAACTATCGTCAACAATATGAAAAAGCAAATGCTAAATTACAATTTATGCAAAACTATTTTGACCAATATGGTCATCTAAATGGTGCAGATGCTTTATGGCAACAACAAAATAAAGTAGTTAATCAAAATCCACCTGCTGGAGCAACAAATAAGTTATTTAATGCAGCAGATGCAATCATTAAAGGAAGATAAGCATGGCTAGCGCAGCAGAATACGCACAATGGATAACAGAAAATGCTGATAAAAAAGGTACGCCTGAATTTAATACAGTAGCTAATGCTTATCAAGCTGCTAAAATTCAAGAACAAAAAGGTTCTAAACCATCAGGTTCTTTAGTTGAAAGCATTAAAAGTGGTATTAGCGATATTAAAGAGTTATTTCCACAAAATCATGAAGAATATTTAGCTTTAAGAGCTAAAATTGGTAATCCTACTCGTGATGAAATGTTAAAAGAATATAGTCAAATTGGTTTAAATTTTGCATCTCCATCTGGTGTAGGTCAAGTTACATCTAAACTATTTCCAGGTATAGCAGAAACAGTTTCTAATGTAGCAAAACAAACTATTCCTGAAAGACTAATGCAAAGTGCTTTAAAACCAACAATAAAACAATTAGAGTCAGGTCAAGCTAAAACAGCAATTCAAACTTTACTAAAAGAAGATGTAAATCCAACATTAGGTAAAACAATATTTGGTAAAGGTATAGATACTTTACAAGCTAAAGTTGATACTTTAAATAGTCAAATTGTAGATATTATTAAAAACTCTAAAGGTACTGTTAATAAGTCACAAGTAGTTTCATATTTAGATGATTTAGAAAAAAATGCTTTAAATAACGCTTTACCTGCTGGTGATATTGCAGCAATACAAGCAGCAAGACAAGAGTTTTTAGCTCATCCTTTACTTAAAAATCTTGAAGAAATACCTGTTCAATTAGCTCAAAAACTTAAAGTAGGTACATATAAGAGTCTTGGTGAAAAGGCTTATGGTGAACTTAAAGGTGCTACTATTGAGTCAGGTAAAACACTAGCACGTGGTTTAAAAGACTTAATTGGTAAAGCAGAACCAGGTGTTCTTGGTCTTAATAAAGAGTCACAAGCATTATATGATACTTTAGATGTAGCTGAACGTAGAGCATTTATGGAAGCTAATAAAGACATTGCAGGTCTTTCAACTTTATCTAAAGACGCTAAAAATCAAATAGCAATGTTAGCTGATAGAAATGCAAACTTCAAAGCATTATTAGCACGTACTATTTATAAAGTTGGTAAAACTGGTGAAAAATATAGTGGTTTATTAGGTAAAGAAATTCCTTATACATCTACAACAGGAAAAGAAGTTATCCCACCTCTGTTAGTCAAAGGCGGTGGTCTATTAAGTCAATTTAACGAATAGGAATAGTAATGGTCAAGACAGACACAGACTCACGTTTAAATACGCATGAGGAAATTTGTGCTATTCGCTACGAACAAATAAATGCAAGACTGAAGCGTTTAGAACAAATACTCATTGGTACAGCAGGTTTCATCATTGTTTATTTACTAACCCATGGAATGAAATAATGCAAACATTAAGAAACCTAGTAGCATTAATTATAGGAATGTCTATGGGAGTGTTATTAGCACTTACTATGGATGCTAAAGCAGATACAACTACTATCAACTATAAAGGTCAACCACCACCTAGTGCCATTAGCCCTTCTATAAGTGCTTTTAGCCAAGACGTTTGCCTTGTTCCTGTTAGTGGTTCTGTTTCTAGTACATTGTTTGGCGTAAGTGGTGGCTCTGGTTATAAAGACGTTAATTGTGAACGTATTAAATTAGCTAAAACACTTAATGACTTAGGTCTTAAAGTAGCTGCAGTATCTATACTTTGTCAAGATGATAGAGTATTTGAAGCCATGATACAAAGTGGTTCACCATGTCCTATAAACGGTTCTATAGGTGATGCTGCTAAACGTGGTTGGTATGAACGTAACCCTTCTATATTTAAGAAACTATATGGCGATACATACACGATACCGCTTGTTCCTGACGAGCCTGTTACTGTTACTAACATTAAAGGAAAATAATGCTTATGCTTGGTATTGCAACTATACTCCAACGCCTGAAGGATACATGCTTCCAGGTTCTCTCTATTGTAACGGCATTGACCCACAAATTGCACTTAAAGACTATTGGTGTGTATCTTATAGACCAGATGACCCATTATGTGGTGCGTATAAAGCTCCTGTTTGTTCAGACTTGGTTGAAAATCAAACCACAGCTTGTACGTTACCTCATTATAGCGGTGCTATTAACCAAAGCAGGACTTTTAGTTGTTCTACAAACTCTTGGTCAGCTTGGACAGAAACTAGCAACAATTGCACACAAGACCCTCCAACGTGTCAAACAAGTGTTGAAACTAGACAAGTAGCTTGTCAACCGGAGTACGTAGGTTCAATTACAGAAACAAGAACATCATCTTGTCCTGACCCTTATGGTAATCCTATATGGAATACATGGGTAGAGACAGCTAATTCATGTGTTAAGAGTGCTACAAACGTCACTAACGTAGCTTCACCAGTTAGTCCTAGTAGTCCACTTAACCCTGTAAATAACCCACCTCCTGTTGCACCACCACCTCCTGCACCTATGCCAGAGGCTAGTCCACCACCTCCTGAAGCACCTAAGGTAGAGTCAGCTCCACCTAAGGTTGAACAACCAAAACAGGAAGTTAAAAGCGAGCCAAAAGCAAAAGAAGACAACCCAAAAGACCCACCAAAGGCTGAACAAAAGAGTGAAAGCAAGGAGAGTCCTAAACTTGACGTACCAAAGGGTAAGGAGCTTGTACATGGTTTTGGGATAGTCCTTTCATTAGAAATACTTAATAAACCTATTATACAACAAATTGAATTAACAGACGCCTTTAAATTTGACCAGGAACTTAACAATGACTTCGGAAAAAACGAAAACTTTAAACTTGAACTTCTCCAGCTCTCAACTCCTCAAGATGCTTTTATTGGTTCTGCCGATATTAGCTGGAAGCGCATACGCAGGCATAACTTTTTACAACAAGATGGTTACGGCAATTGATGCTGTTGACAGTTTAGACTTAGCACCTATAGAGTCAAGAATAAATGGTTTAGAAATACAAGTTAAAGCTATTAATGAAAGACAATATCAACTATCAGAGTCTATAATGAAAGCTAGTGAAAAGTCATCTGACGCTATTGCTAACTCACGTGAGACTTCTGCTATGGTATCAGGTCTACGTAAAGAATTAGAAGCTACTGTAAACGCTATGGATGACAAATTAAATACTGTCAAACGTGCATCTATGAACCCATTATCAAAATGACATTTATCACAGAAAACAATATAGCTAATTTATATTCAGCTTTAATAGAGTTTCCTGTGTTTGACGAATATAAACTACCACCAGCAAGTAAAGTAGATTTTGTTATTGTGCATGATGATAGCATCTGTGGTGAATATCAACCACCTGAAGCAGGTGAACCACATGTTATCACTATTAGCACAGCTAGATGTGGTCATTTAGATACAGTATTAAAAACACTATGTCACGAAATTATACACATGTGTGTTTATTTAGACTCACCTAAAACAGAAAAGTATATAAGTCATAAAGGCTTGTTCTTAAAATTACAAAAACGTATAGCCAATAATCTTGGTTATGACCCAAAGGAGTTATAAGTGTTAAGCATATTATCAGGTATATTAGGTTTTGCAACTTCAGGTTTACCAAGTATTCTTGGTTTCTTTCAGCAAAAAGGTGACCAAGCACATGAACGTGCAATGGCTAAATTACAGAACGAACAAGCTATGGCTATGGCACAAGCTGGATTTGTAGCACAAGAAAAGATTGCAGCAATTGAATTAGAACAAACTAACGCTGAAACATATACAAGAGAACGTGAAGCATTATACGAACATGATGCTAAACTTGTATCAGAAGCAGCTCCATGGGTAAAAACACTTAATGCTTGTGTAAGACCAATGGTAGCATTTATATTTGTTGGCTTATTATTGTTTGTAGATATTGGTGGCTTTATTTGGGCAGTTAATAGTTCAGGTTTTAATCCTGAAGCTATGAATGTAATTTTCTCTGATGATGAAATGGCTATTGTATCTTCTATTATTGGTTTCTACTTTGGCTCTCGTACTTGGGAAAAAAAGCGTGAAAGCGTCTAAAGAGGCAATTAAGTTAATTAAGCACCATGAAGGCGTTAGGAATAAACCTTATAAATGTCCTGCTGGGCTTTGGACTGTTGGTGTTGGTCATCTTATCGGTGATGGTAAAACGCTACCAGCGGAATGGAATAAAACATTTTCTAATGAGGAAATAGATGGGCTTCTTTCAAGAGACCTCAGTCGCTTTGAGTCTGGAATACATAAGATGTTACCTAACGTGTCTCTTAGACAACATGAGTTTGATGCTTTGGTTAGCTTTTGCTTTAATTTGGGTCTTGGATGCTTTCAGCGTTCAACTATCCGTCAAGCGATTATTCGTGGCGATAAAGAACAAGCTATGGAGTCGTTAGTTAAGTATTGCAAAGCTGGTGGTAAAATATTAAAAGGCTTACAAAACAGAAGATTAGATGAACGGAAATTGTTTTTAGGGTTATAATAGATTATCTTAACCCTAGGAGAGTTCCTTGAAATATAAATCAGTTCTAGTCATATCTGACCTACATATTCCATATCACCATCCTGACGCATTTGCATTTCTAAAAGCACTTAAAACAAAATACAAGTTTGACCACATAGTCAACATAGGTGATGAGCTAGACCAACACGCTATATCAATGCACGAACATAACCCAGACTTATATTCTGCTGGGCATGAATTAGAACAAGCTAAGAAACACGTAAAAGAACTAGAAAAGATATTCCCTAAGATGACTTTGGTGCATAGTAACCATAGTTCTTTAGTTTATCGCAGAGCATTAAAATATGGCATGCCTAAGGCATATTTAAAGCACTATAACGAGTTTTTAGAAGTTGGTAATGGTTGGGTATGGGTAGATGACCACACTATTACTTTATCTGATAATAGTCGTTGTTTTTTTACTCATGGCTTATCTGCTGACGTTCTTAAAGTAGCTCAACAATATGGCATGAATACAGTTCAAGGTCATTATCACACTAAATTTAGTATTGGCTATTACAGCAACCCAGATGCTCTTATTTGGGGTATGCAAGTAGGATGTTTAATACATCAAAAGTCTATGGCATTTGACTATGCTAAAAACTTTAAGAGTCGTTTCATTGTAGGTTGTGGAATTATTATTAACGGTCAACCAAAACTAATGCCTATGGTATTAAAAGAGAATGGGCGTTGGAATGGTAATGTTTCTTAGGACAATTATGCAACGGTCAGAAATAGAAGTTATATGCAATCACATGTTAGGTAGAACTATCGTATCATGTGAAGCTGAACACGGAGATAGCACTATCATCATCCAATTAGATGATGATAGCTATATAGAGATTAGTGGTGAAGAACTATCTGTCTATGGCGAATTAACACCAAGAGACGATTAAACGCATATTACAATACCATTAGAACCTGTTTGACAAATAGTTACAGAACCATCAGGTGCTAATATTGTAGTAGATTGTGCAAGAGCCTTTTCAGTTCCCCAAATAGCTAATGCAGCCATCACAATAATAAATATCCAATAGATTTTACTCATCATCAACCCTACCTAACATAGCTTCTAATGCTGGTGGATTAACAGCTTCTTCATCTTTCATTACTTCTATAAGTTTATTCTTATACCATTCTGACTTATCTAAGTCTTGTTCAAAAGCACCTTTAAAAGGATAGCGTAAGTCATACTTCATCTTACAACCTTTTAGGTATCCAATAAACTCTTCCTTAGTCAAACGACTTTCAATTACATCTATTGTTTCAATACCGCCTTGCATATAATGCGGTGGTCTATTTACCATATCTACCATAACTATCCCCTTATAAAAAATAAATCAACAATTTCATAACAACCATACGCAAACCAAATCATACTACAAATTACTAAAAGCCACACAACATAATCAAGTATTTTTTCTATAAAATCCATTGCGTTCTCCATAACTTAATAATCTTGGCAATGTTAAATATCCTTGTTGTTCTAAATTTTTAAGCCTAGTCCATGTTGTTACTGTTTCTTGCACTAATTCTTTTCTAGTGCAATTAGGATGATTAAACATATAAGTCTTAATAAAATTAGCTTTACGTTGGTCATCTAGTTTAGTGTACATTTTTAATTCCATGTAATTGTTCTATAAGTCTAGCAAATCTAAATATCTTATCAATAGTTACTACTTGACTACCATATCCAAATGCATCTTTATATACTTTTATAATTTCTTCTTGTGTTAGTGGTTTAGAGTCCACCATGAGCCTCCGTTAATTTCTTACTATCGTATCTTGACAATCCTTTATATTCTTCTACAGGTTCACCAGGATACAATGGTGTTATCTTAATATGGTGCGTTGTATTCTTTAAGTCGTTTAAATATGATAATTGGTTAGGATGAAATGACCATAAATAAGACTTCTTTAGGTCACCTGATTTAACGTCATACTCTTGATAAAGCCATGCAACTGGTTCTTTCATTAATAAAATACCATCCTTCCTATTTTCTTGTTAGGTTTCATTTCCCAAATATATCTCATATCTACACTATCGTCATGGAAGTATAAACTATTTCCTACAGGGTTTGCATGCTTTTTAAAGAACAATGTATCTACTACAAGTAATTCTGTTTTTAGAAATACCTCTTGGTCTGGTTTTTCATGCTTACCACTTACATAGTTTTCTACTCCTATGAATTGACCACGAGCATAAACTACTTCGCAAGCATCTTTACCAAATTTTTTAGACCTTACTCTATTCATAATGACATGAATAACACCTAACTTTTCTTCTAGTGATTGCATGTTTGCTTCTGTGTAAACTGCTGTTGCTATGCAATGTACATCATGTTCTGAAATATGTATATCCATTATCTACCTTTAATGATTATCTTGTGTCTAGCAAACCCACACAAGCGTATAATTCTATTATAAATCTAAAAGAAAGGAGAACTGCCATGTGGACAACACCAGCTGCTACAGAAATGCGTTTTGGCTTTGAAGTAACCATGTACGTAATGAACAAATAATTGTTATGCTTATGGGGATGCTCCTAGAAAGGAACATCCTCATCTGCACCTTCAACAGCAGGTTTACTTCTTACTTCAGCTTTAGGTTCTTTTAACTGAACTGTGCCTGAAATAAATTTACCATTAGCACTTTCTCTAATCCAACCACTAATTCTAAACTCAATACCATCTACATTCATATTACCTGTATAGTTTGGTCGTTTAGGATTATCACCCTGGTCATTCTTAAATAATGTAAACGTGTTTGTGTTGTCATACTGTGCCATATACTACTCCTTTAGTTTTAAAATTGTTTGGTCTACTTCGTCTAGGAACTTAACCACTTCAGCTTCTAGTTCTGCAATGTAAGCATTATCTCTGTCAACCCTAGAAACAAAGAGCTGTAATTCTACAGGGAAATTAGGATTGTAGCTAATAAAATCTACCCACTTAGCACCTGTGCAAGCTAACTGCCATTGCATTTGTGGTATGTATTTACTAGGAACTGATTTACTCATAAGAGTATTAGTATGTGTAGTTTCTATAGGACATTTAATCTCTATAAGACCTGCATACTTACCTTCCTCTTCTGCATTTACAGCTCCGTCAGGACTAGCACCACTATTCTTAATAACAGGATGGTCAAAGAAACCTACCTCTGTAACAGATACCCCTTTAGATTGCATATAAAGCTCTCTAGCAGCACTTTCTCTTTCAATCCCATCTAACATAGCCTGGTTGACAAAACTATCGCCTTTTTTTCCTGTAAGACGTTCTGATACTAATTGAACAAGGTAGTTTTGACGTGATGTAGATACACCTGTTTTAGTTTTGGCGATAACATCCGATATTCTGGATGCTGTCACCTTGCCTAATCTTTGTTGAAACCACTCATCTGTGCGTTGCTCAATCATAGGAAGTCCTTGCTAGAAACAGCTTTTAAAGATGGTTGTTCTGACTCTGGAATATCCTCACCGCTATAGATGTATAAACCAATACCATGTAATGCAATAGCTTTAGCTAAACATCTTTGCATAGCTGTATTAACTGCCATAGCATCAGGATTAGGAATAGCTTGGTTTCTAAAGTTAAGCACAGGTAATTGTGAAGTCATAGACTTACCAAACGCATGGACTGTGCAGAATACCATAAGTGTTTCACCAAACTGTTTAGGTTCACCATAAGTCCATGTTGCAGTTGGGTCTTGCTGCAGAAGTGTATCTACAGCCCAAGCCCATGATAAGTATGATAGACCATTTTTTTTCTCAATGTGGTCTGAAACATTAATCTTACGTAGTTCGTTATAGTTCATCTTTGCTCTCTCCTCTTGTTGATGTTGTTCCATCATTACTTGGTCGTAATGTTGTTGTTGACTCATTTGCTCTCTCCCATTTATCGTTATCTAGTTTAAGTTCTTCGTTTAATCTTTTAAGTATTATTGCTATATGTTCTAGTTCTGTAGCCATAACATCCCCACTATAATTAAAACCAATATGACAGTCAAGACATTTGTTGTGATATGTTCTTGGCGTTCAGTATCGTCATTATTGTATTCAACACCATATCTTTCACGATAACTTCTAGGTGTTTTATAATCCCATTGGTTATACCAGGTATTATGTCTATCCTTTTCCCATCCAAATTTATCCATTAGATAAGACCCTCCATTTTACCCATCATGTAAATACAAAACGCTACATAACACCAAAAAGCTATTACTGTGATTATCATTGTCTTAATTTTCATGTATCTCTCCTAAAGTTGACAAGTGAACTTTAAACTCATAAAAAATACTTGTCAAGTATTTCTAGTAATAAACTAGTAAAAAAATAGTTTACAAATGAAATAAAGTTATGTTAATGTTCTGACCTATGGACATATTGCGTTACATTATATTAGATGAATTTGACGGAAAACCTATAAGAGCCTTTAGTAACAAGGCATCTGCTAAATGGTTTTTAGAGTCAAGACCTAATTGCAAGCTCCATATTTTGCCCAAAGCAAAAGTTTTACCAGTAACAGAACTTTATGAAGAATGTTTATTTTAAGGAGAGTATTATGACACAAACTGAATTATTAGAAAAATTATTAGTAGCACAAACATCATTATGTAAAATCCAAAACATTATAGACTCATCAGATACTCATTTAATGGATGGTGGTATAGAATTAAATGAAGAAGAGTTAAGCACAATTTATGAACATATTTGTCAAGGTTTAGGAGATATAAATGTACAAGATTAAGAACTGGGAGAAGTTTAATCTTTATAATCCTAAGAACCCACGTTATCAAAAAAAGATGACGTGGTTTAAGTTTTATGGAACTGATTACATAAATAACGTAGAAATACATAAACTATCTTTTGAACAAAAAGCTATTTTAGTAGAGTTATGGTGTCTTGGTTCTGAAAGTGATGGTGTGTTACCTGACAACTTTGAAATATCTTTTAGACTTCATTATCCTATTGAATTTATTGAAAAAATACTTGACAAGTTAGTTACTAGAGGATTTCTAGTAGAAAACTATACGCCTGTTAGGATAGAGAAGAGAAGAGAAGAGAAGAAGAGAGAAGATATATATGTCGTTAAAACGACCAATAGGTTTGATGAATTTTGGGAACACTATCCTAATGTTCGTAAAGTCAACAAGAAAACTTGTTTAGAAAGATGGGCTAATAAAAATCTTGACGCTATAGCAGATGAAGTTATAGGATATGTCAAGCGCATGAAAGATACTCAATCATGGAAAGATGGTTTCTCACCAGCTCCATTAACTCTACTTAACCAGGAGAGATGGAATGATGGTGAAATACCTAAAGAACGTAAAGTTTGGGAAGGTGGTATTTAGTGAACATAGGTGAAGTAATAGATAAACTAACAGTCAATCAGTCTGTCATTACTGATTACTATGAACAGGAGTTTAGTCATGCAGAGTTTAAAGTTAAAAGTACGGATATATTTGTTGATGACTTGGTCAAGTATTTTGGTGAGGAAATTCATAGTGGAAAATCACTTGGCTGGGTTAAGACGGAAGATAAGTTTCGTGTTAGGAATTCGGAAGTAAACATTCTTACCGGTGTGTCAGGTCATGGTAAAAGTATGTGGTTATCACAAGTCATATTAGCTATGATGCGACAGAATACTAAATGCCTAGTAGCTAGTTTAGAGATGCGACCTGTGCTTACATTGGCTCGTATGATTACACAGACTTTAGGTTCACCTGAACCAACAGATGATTACATACACAAGTTTTGTGATAGAGCTAAAGACAAGTTATATATTTATGACCAAACAGGTGTCACTACTTCACAAGACATGATAGCAACGCTATACTATGGGAAACATATTCTTGGTGTAGATGTATTTGTGATTGACAGTCTTATGAAGATGAGTGATATATCTGAAGAGTCTTTAGAAGCTCAAAAACTATTTGTAGATAAGTTAGCAGTTGTGTCACGAGACCTCAATATTGCAGTTTTTTTAGTGGCACACACAAGAAAAATGAAGTCTGAAGATGAAATACCAGATGCTACAAACATCATGGGTAGTTCACATATCAGAAATTTATGCGATAATATTATTTGTGTATGGCGTAATAGGTCTAAAGAAAAATTGATAGAAGAAGGAAAGACACCTGAAGAAGAACTAAAGATTATTCCAGATGCTAAGGTCTTTGTTCAGAAGCAGCGTAATGCACAATGGGAAGGTTCATTTAACTTTTGGTTTGACACAAAAGGATTACGATACAAGGAGAGTCCATGACCATAAATGATTTTATCAAAGAATGTAAAAAGCTATTTGGCAATGATATAGAATACAAAGCAACTTCTAAAGACGGACAAGTATTTAAAACGAAAGGATGGAGAGATGATAAAGTGGGCATTAACCAGAGACAACTTACCTCAGCTTATAGAAAAGCTAAAAGCACTTGACTTTACTCATAGATGGCGTGTAACAGTAACAGACGCTAAACTAAACCGTAGCCTAGAACAAAACGAAAGACTATGGGAACTATACACAAGTATTGGTCAACATCTAGGCATTGAGAAAGATAAGATACACGAACTTATGGGATATAAATTCTTACGCTACCAAACAGAAATTGCAGGTATGCCTATAGAACTTATAAAGTCAACAACTAAACTAACCACAAGTGAGATGACAGAATACCAACAACAAATAGAGGTATGGGGTCAGACTATGGGTTGGGGTTGGGATTACTAGTGAACTATAGAAACCCTAAACTACTTAAACTAGCAGATGGAGCAGAATGTATGATGTGTTCCATGCAAGATGGAACTGTAGTAGCTGCACATTCTAATCAACTAAGAGATGGAAAGGGAACATCTATAAAGGCACATGATTACCGTATAGCGTTTCTATGTTATCAATGTCATCACATGATAGATAATGACAAAAGTTTAGATAAACATGATAGAATAGCTGCATGGGAAGAAGCTCACCGTAAAACTATAGGTTGGCTATTTACTAACAATCATTTGGAGGTAAAGTAATGGGCAAAGGAAGCGCACCTAGACCATTTACAGATAGAGAAGTATTTGAGTCTAACTTTGATAAAATATTTAGGTCTAAAGAACCAAGTGATGATGTATCACCACATACACTTGAATATGAATACGAACTAAATAAATCTACAGGTAATGTAGAAAAGACATATTCTCGGATAGATGTTATTGCGCAGAATGGAAACGAAGGCTTACATTATCCTGAGTCTTTAGAGCAAGGAACATCTAAACCTAATGGAGAACAATTTGGCAACGAGTCCAACTCAACTGAGTCTTAAGAAATTAAGAGAAGAAGGATATACAGTAGCAGTAGTAGAACATTGGAACGCATTTGCTAGAATAAGACAAGACCTATTTGGTTTTATAGATTTACTAGCTTTAAAAGGTAAAGAAGTATTAGCAGTTCAAACAACGTCAGCAAGTAACATGAGTGCTAGATGTAAAAAGATAGCAGACCATGAAAATGTAGGTGCAGTTCGTGAAGCTGGTTGGACTATTCATGTACATGGTTGGCATCAAGATGATAAAAGGAAATGGCATTGCAAAGTGAAAGATGTATCGTGAAAGAAAAGATACTAGAATATCTTACAGAACCACGAACTATAAACGACATAGCAGAACATATAGACTCTAATTATCCTATTACAAAGAACATACTTGTAGAGATGAGAGATGCAAATGTTATTCACGCTTATAAAGACAATCAAAATAGGCTTATGCACTATTACGTTCCTCAGCCACATCCATTACAAACTATATTTGGACATGCAGTAAACTTTACACCAGACCAAATAAAAGGCGTTATAAGTCATAACGCAGATGACGCTAAACATAATCTACAACACAAGACTACACAAGAAACGTATGGAGAAAGCGTAGCATATACGCTAACACGATATGATTAGCATGGAAAGATTAATGTCCATTATGGATGATTGGGCTTTATGGATGAAGTCGGATAATCACAAGCTAGGTTATCCATCTAAAAGCATAGGTATGTCATCTGGTGGTGAGTCTACAAGTGATGTGTTTGAGGATATGTGTTCTGCCCAGGATATGACCAATGTAAGAACTATTCACGCTATCATACATAGTTTAGATAAGGGTCAACAAGATGCTATATACGCTAGATACCTAGATGCAAAAAAGCCACTTGCATATCCATATAAACTAGAATTAGCCTTTGATAATCTCCTAACCATAGCTTCAAGACGAATAAACGCATAAACTTGTTGAACAAAACTAGTAAAGTATGCTATAATAACGCCTATGTGGACAACTCCTGTCCGTTAATAATGTAATCCCACAAAGCCTGACTGCACTCTCTCCGTGGTTGGGCTTTTTCTTTTTATGAAACTATCTATCTGCGAACAATGTGGTGAGCCTTTTGACTTCACCGAATACTCTTTATGTAACGATTGTAGATATGACCACAGATTTATTAAACTAAGGAATGATAATGAAAAAACCAACAACAAAAAAAGGCAAGATGGCAAAAGTAGGGAAAGTGATGAAGGAATTTAAAACAGGTATGCTTCACACAGGCTCTAAAAAAGGTCCAGTAGTTAAATCTCCTAAACAAGCTATTGCTATCGCATTAAGCGAAGCAGGCATGAGCAAAAAGAAGAAAAAATAATGGCTAAAGAATGTCCAGTCGTCACACACGACATAAAACTTAATCTCAAAAATAGGGACTGGGCGTTTAAAAATGTAGGTTACGGTCCAGCTAATCCTGAAGAACATAACAATGAATTTTGGAGTGCTAAGTCAGATGAATGGCAAACTCCAGTAGAAACTGCCAAAACTATGCGTTGTGGTAATTGCTCTGCATTTATCCAAACTCCTGAAATGATGGACTGCATAGTTAGTGGCATACAAGGTGAAGA